AGTTGAAGAGGCTGGTGACGATGATGCCGCTGGTACTGACGACGACGATTTCGCTAACGCATAATGAATACATTGTAGGGGCTACGGCCCCTACAACATTTAAGGAATTATAATGTCAAAATTTGTTAATGTACCAAACGGTGATTTTACAGTAAAAGTTCAAGATAACGGAACCATCAGACTTGACACAGGTGCAGGTATAGGTGAAGTACGTGTCACAGGTAACTTGGTTATTGAAGGTACAACAACCACTGTCAACTCAACTAACTTAGAAATTGAAGATAATATTCTTACTCTTAACAGAGGCGAAACTTCAAACGGTGTTGGTGAAGGCACAGCAGGTATTCAAATTGACAGAGGTACAGCATCAGACGGTGATGCACAGATTTTATTTGATGAAAGCATTGAACACGTAAATCCCAATGCACCATCAACACAAGTATTTGGTACATTTAAGTTTGTAAGAACAGATGGACAGATGGTTGGTATTAGAGCACCAAGTATCCAAACTGGTGGTGGACAATTATACTTAGATACAAATAATCAACCTGTAACAATTATAGGTAACAGTACACAATACGCACAAAATATTAATGGACAAGACGAAGCATTAGTAAACGTAGAATATGTAGATTTAGCAATTCAACAAACACTTTCAGATTTAGCAATTACAAAAATTGCAAGTGGAAATACTATTGTTGAAGCCACTGATGCAACAGATGGTTCAAATGAAAGTAGAGTAGACTTTATGATGGATAGTTCCGTTGTATCTACATTCTTTCCAGACAGAATTGAATTAAATGAAATAAGAATTAAAAATTCAACAATTAGTGGCACAGTAAGTAATGGTGATTTAGAACTTGAAGCACCAGGTACAGGTACTGTGTTAATTAAAGATGTATTACAAATTGCTGAAACTCCTGGTACAGATGATTTTGCAATAGATCCTTTAGCACCTACTAACGGTGTAAAAGTATATGCTAAATCAGAAGGTCCTGGCAATACTGGCTTATATTATGTAAATACAAATAACGAAAGAGATGAATTAATAAGTAGAAATAGAGCCCTATTATTTGGGTATCTATTGTAAGGATAAATACTACGATGGCAATAGCAAATTTATTAATAGACGGTACAAATCAAGCAATAGTAACTGTTCCTGCAGGGAAACAGTATGCTATTTTAACTCTGGTTGTGTGTAACACACTTGCTGAAGATCCTACAGGTGCTAATGATAAGTTATTTGATCTTTACATAGTACCAGCAGTAGCAAGTCCTAATCCAGGTGGATCAATTGCCATTGGTGCTCAAACACAAATTGCAAAAGCAGTTAAGGTTGCAGGGTCAGATACATTTACATTTGATACAGAAAAAATGGTATTAGGCGCAGGTGACCAAGTAGTTCTTACTTCGTCAAGTGCTAATCCAAATTTAAGTGCAACGATTAGTTTCTTGGAAGTATAATGAAATTTTTAAAATCACAAACAACCAATCGCAGAGGAATTAGAAACGGTCGTACTGGACTGTACTTTGATCATTCTACACAGGTTTTTGATTTTAGATCATCAAGTGCTATGAGAGTGCCACAAGGAAGTGATGCACAAAGACCTTCAAACGCACAATTAGGTCAAATGCGTTTTAACACAACAAACAACAGTGTTGAATTTTATGATAATGGTGTATGGAAAGAAATTAGACTTAAAGAACCAACACCTATTACACAACAAAGTTTAGGCACAGGCGATGGTGTAGAAACTGTGTTTGGTCCTCTTGATGCAAACGACACTTCATATCCAGTACCACAAACAGCACAGAGTGTGTTAGTGCTTGTAGAAAACGTGTTACAAATTTCAACTACTAACTATACATTAGAACAAAGTACAAGTGGTAACCTTGCAGGACCTAATAGTCCATATGCAGACGGTTATTACATCAAATTTTTATCAGCAGTGCCAAACGGCAAGGCTGTAACAGTCCTACATAACTTCGACAAGTAAATCCAATAAATATAGTTAAGGAGCATTAACTATGAGTCTGGGAAGAATTTCCGGTCCGCTATTAAGGGCGAATTTAGAAAGAGATACTGATCTTGCGTTTGACACTGACTTATTATACATAGGTCATACTGATGGTAAGATAGGTATTACTACCTCTACCAGACCAAGAGATTTTACTGTACCAGGCACACTAAAAGTTCGTAATGCTGGCGGACAAGATTTAACAATATCGCAAACACTTAATATTGGCAACTTTACAATAGGACCTGATAATATCAGTTCTTTAACACAGAATATAGAAATAGGCAGTGCAGGTAAAGATGTTACATTAGCAGGTTTTAGAACTTCACAAGGTTTATACATTGACGACAATCAAATAGGTTCGTACACAACAAACACAGATATTAATGTTGTTCCAAATGGAACAGGCACAGTTGAAATTGTAACAGCAGGTAAGACTGTAACTGTAGATGGAAATGTTCATGCTACTGGTAACATAACTTTTGATGGCAGTATTTTTATTGGTGGTACAGGCGGTGAAGATAATTTAAGAATCTTTGGTGACCTTGATTCTAATTTGATGCCTGATGCTACTGGAACTTATGACATAGGTGAAAGTGCAAGACGTTTTAATTACAACACAGAAAACCTAACAGTTGACAGTGTTATTAATGCAGAAAACGTAACCATTGACGGAATTGAAGTAACACTATCACAAGGTAACATTTATTATGTTGCTGTAAATGGTAATGATACAAAACGTGGTACTAACCCACAAGGACCACTTGGTACAATTAAAGAAGCATTACGCAGAGCAACAGCAGGAGACACGGTATTCATTTACACAGGTGATTATGAAGAACAATTTCCTTTAGAAGTTCCTGCCGGTGTATCAATAAAAGGACAGGACCTACGTGGTGTAGAAATTAGACCAACAACAGATAACCAAAGCGAAGATGCATTTTTATTAAATGGTGAAACATCAGTTGAAAACCTAACTGTAAAAAACTTTTTTTATGATAGCACAAATGATAAAGGATATGCTTTTAGATTTAAAAGCGGTTGTAAAGTTACAACACGTTCTCCATATCTAAGAGACATAACAGTAGTCACTCAAGGTAGTAGTACATCTGCTACTGATCCAAGAGGATTTGCAAGTGGAGATGCAGGACGTGGTGCTTTAGTAGATGGTGAAGTTTGTGATCATGATACTAATGAAGCAAGTATGCTTTTCCATGCAGTAACTTTTATTACTCCTGGTGTAGATGCACTTACAATGAAGAATGGTGTAAGGGTTGAATGGCTAAATTCCTTTACGTATTTCGCGAATAGAAGCATACACATAGTGAATGGACCGGGTAGATGGCGTAGTGATAGCACCTTACAAAAAGGTGGCGAATTAAGAGCCATTGCGAGTGCAAGTGTATATGGAAATTACGGAGTTGTAGCAGATGGTGACGAAACATTAGCATACCTAATTAACCATAATTTTGCATACATTGGCACAGGAAAAGATGTTACCAACGATAACACTTTGCACAATGAAACGCAAGAAGTTACCAAACTAAACAGTGGTAAAATTTTCTTTCAATCACAAGATCAAAAAGGTAACTTTAAAGTAGGTGATAATTTCTTTGTAGATTTAAAAACAGGAAATACCAGTATTGACGCTGATACAGTTGATGCTATTGGAGTTTCAAGTTTAAGAGTTACTACAAATAATCAAGTGTCATTTGTAGATGGCGGTGTAATGGAAACAGGTGCATTAAGAATTGTAGCGCCTAATACAATCAAGTCAGTTGCAGGACCAATTAATTTTGCAAGTCCAAATAACAATCATGATATTCTTACAAACACAAGAATGAAAGAACTTACACTTGATGGTAATTTAACACTTGGAGGATCATTAATTACTTTAGGTGATCAAGTTACAGATACAATTGATTTTAATGTAAGTTTTGCACAAAGTTTATATGGCGATACTACTGACACATATGATTTAGGTACAAACAGTTTGCGTTGGAGACGAGCAAACTTAGGCGGTTTAGATTTAGACAGTTATACTATTGAAGACAATACTATCCAGGTTAATAATACAAATGAAAATGTAGATCTACGTGCAAGTGGTACAGGTACAGTAGGATTTGAAGAAATACGTGCAAACAATAACACGTTGTCTACATATGCAAACGATCTTGAATTTGCAAACGATGTTACTATTACTTCAACAGATAATATAAAATTACCTGTCGGTACAAATTTACAGCGAAAAGATCAAGTTGGTGATTTAAGATACAACAGTGACTTAGGAATTTTTGAAGGTTATAGCGGAGGTAATGTAAGTTTTGACGGATTATATGATACCGACAGAGATACATTTATGGATCTAAGTAACAACAGATTTAGATTTGTTACAGGCAATGCATATAATACTTTGCTAAATGGTGATATACTTGAAACTACAAGACTTGACTCACAAAACAGTTTATCTATAGACAGCAATATTATTACAAGTGCAACACCTAATGCAGATATTCAATTCTTATCAAATGGTTTAGGGTCAATTGGTCAAGAAGATTTGGTGTTTAAGAACAGCACAATTACAAACACACTCAATACACCATTTACATTCGGATTAGCGGATGTGTTTTCTTATTTGAAATTTGATCAAACTATGGGACTTGTTGTTCCGTTTGGTGATGACACTACCAGACCAGGAACTCCAGAACAAGGACAAACACGTTTCAATACACAACGAGGATATCTTGAAAGTTGGAACGGAACACAGTGGGTATTAGCGGCAGGTGGTGGTGAATCTGTTACAGAAGAATACGCAGAAAATATCAACTTCCTTTGGAACATAATACTCGGGTAATAACCAAAATCACATAAATACTATTAATGCAACAATGGCCGACCAAGCCGTTGCAGGACAAACCGTGGTTAACCAGCGATTGGGAAGGTCAAAACAGGTTAGAGGGACAAAATGATCCCCGTTATAGGAGAATAAAGTGGCAGTTGGTCGTATATCGGGTCCGCTTTTAAAGTCAAACCTTCTACGTCAAGGCGTAGACCTGGCTTTTGAGACGGATTTACTTTACTTGGACGTTACGAATCGTCGTATAGGCGTGAAGACGAACGCACCAGCAGAGACACTTGACATTAACGGGTCAGCAAGAATTCAAACATTAGATATTTTAGATACAAGTTTACCGATTGGTAATATTACAATCAACGGTGCAAACAGTACTATTGATACATCTGCAAGTTCAATTACATTAGGTACACCAGGCAAGGTTATTATTGCTGATAATGTTGATATCGATGATGTTAACATTAATGGTACTACATTTACAGCATTAGGTACAAATCAAAACTTTGAATTTAGACCAAACGGCACAGGTACTGTAAATTTTTATGGTAACACAAATGTTACAGGTAACTTACACGCAACTGGAAATATTAGTGCAGACGGTGATATTACCATTGGTGATGCAGATACAGATACAATTACAATAAATGCGGACATAGCCTCTAACTTACTACCAGACGCAACAAATACATACGACATAGGTAGTACTGCTAAAAAGTGGAGACACGGTTATTTTAACGATTTAACAGCAACAAGTATTACAACACAGGGATTAGCAGTTGGTGACTTGGATCTAACAGCAGTACCAGGTAATGTTTATTATGTTGCAAAGAATGGTGATGATACACACGCAGGACAACATCCACAAGATCCATTCTTAACTATTACAAAAGCACTATCAGTAGCATCAGCAGGTGATACTATCCATTTATATCCAGGAGATTATGAAGAAGTATTTCCTTTGACTGTGCCAACAGGAGTTAATATTGTTGGAGAAGGTATTAGAAGTGTAAACATTACACCAACGTCTGCTACAAATAATTTAAACTGTTTTATATTACAGGGCGAAACTACTGTTAGCAACTTAACAATTAAAGATTTTTATTATGACAACGTAAATGACACAGGTTGGGCATTTAGTTTTGCAAATAATTTTGAAGTAACTTCAAGATCACCTTACATTAAAAATGTTTCTGTAATTACAAAAGGTAGTGTAACGTCAGCAAGTGATCCAAGAGGCTTTGATCAAGGTGATGCAGGACGTGGTGCAAAACTTGATGGTGAACAAGCAACTGCAAATTCAAGAGAAGCAAGTATGCTTTTCCATGCAGTAACTTTTATTACTCCTGCGGGTATTGGACTAAAAGCATATAATGGTGCAAGAGTTGAATGGTTAAACTCGTTTGTATATTTTGCCGACAAGGCAATGGTTGGTGAAAATGGTGTTAATGGTTTAAAAGGTACAGGTAAAACAAAAATAAAATTAAGTGGACTTGTTGGAACACCAACAGCAACAGAAACATTTACTTACGTTGATTCAAATGGTCAAAATGTTAATGCAACAGTATCGTCAGTTGATGGAGATTATATTTTCTTAAATGGAAATGTTGCAGGTCTTGAAACAAAATACCAACGTGGTGGCAAAACTATTATTTCAAATGGTAATGCACAAATAGATACAACTATTAAAAAGTTTGGCACAGGTTCTTTAATGTTAGATGGTACTGGCGACTATATTGCAGTTGCTAATGATCCAGACTTTGGATTTGGTACTGGAACATTTAGTATCGAAGGATGGTTCTACGCAAATAATGTAAGTGGAACTAAAGCAATGATTGATATGAGAGCAGGTACAAACACTGATCCAGGATTATATGTTCGCTTGGTAGATGATGTAGTGTATGTGTATTACAATGGTGCTGACATACTTAACGGTGGATCAATATCAGCGACTACATGGACTCATGTTGCAGTAACAAGAACTGGAACAACACTTAATTTATATGTTAACGGATCAAGAGTTGCATCTAATAGTTCATTCAATAATGATTTAGGAGCAAGTAAACCTTTAGCAATAGGATCAACTTATGCTGGTGCTGATTATTGGGACGGTCACATAGACGACTTTAGAATATCAACAGTAGCAAGATATACATTAGGAAGTTATACACCTCCACTTAACGAAGTATCTAACGATACTGATACAGAATTACTTTTAAGATTTAATGGTGCTGACAGTTCTAATAATTTTGTTGATGAAGTTATTGTTTTACAGTCAATTGGATTTGGCGGCGGAGCATACGCTACTGGAATTGAACTTGCAGACTTTTCAGACTTTGGTTGTGAAATTAGATCAATTGGTAGTGCCTGTGTGTATGGTAACTATGGTGTGTATGGAGATGGTAACGGTGTTGTTATGTATCTCATTGGACAGAACCTTGCATACATTGGTGTAGGTAAGAGAGTTGATAATGATCAAACTTATGTTGTTCAGTCACAAGAAGTTACAAAACTTAATTCAGCAAACGTTTTTTACAGTTCAGTTGACCACAGAGGTGATTTTAGAGTAGGTGACATTTTCCATGTTGACCAAGAACTTGGTACAGTAAACTTTACAAATGCAAACTTCAACATTGATACATTAGAAAGTGTAAGATTTAGTTCAGGAAGTTCAACTACTGTAATTGACGGAACAAAATTACAAACAGGTAATATTAAATTTAGTGGGAACACTGTAGAAAGTTTATCAGGAAATCTTAATATTGACAGTGCCGACGGTATTGTTAACTTTGCAGACAATGTAAACATTGCAGGAAATTTAGATGTAACAGGTGATGTTACTATCGGTGGTAATATTACTATTGGTGATGCACCGTCAGATAGTATTTCTATTATTGCTGGTATCTCAAGTAATTTAGTACCTGAAGGAGATGGAGTATATGATCTTGGTATTCCTTCTAACAGATGGCGCAAAGCATATTTAGGCGAAGCACAAATTGATGATGTAAACATTAATACAAATGTAATTCAAACTACAAATACAAATCAAGATTTAGAATTACGTGCAAGTGGCACAGGTAGTATTGTAGTTGATAATTTAAGTTTTAGAACAAACATCATTTCAAGTGATACAGGTAGTATTGTATTACAACCTGCAGATGGACAAGTTGATGTAAACTCAACAGGTAGTTTAACATTACCAAGAGGTACAACAGCACAACGTCCAGGTAGTGCTGTAAATGGTATGATTCGTTATAACACAGATACTGATGTATTTGAGGGTTATGACGGACAGTGGATTACACTAAATGGTGTACGTGATGTTGACCAAGACACATATATTTTGGCAGAGCAAACACCAGGATCAGACGACGATACATTATATTTTTATGCTGGTGGGCAATTAGTTGCAGATGTAAATCAAACACGTTTCAACGTAAACAAATTAGCAGTAGATGACATCGAAATCGAAGGAAATACTGTAAGAACTGTTACTACAAACGCAGATTTGAACCTACAAGCAAACGGAACTGGTAAAGTTATCATAGAAAACTTTGGTTTCAATCAAAATTCGATAACTAATAGTGTAGCCGGTGCAGTAACTACTCTTGCCCAGACTGGAAATGGTTATTTCAAGATTGAAGGACAGGGCGGATTTGTTATTCCTGTAGGTGACCTAACTAATAGACACCCTACACCAGAAACTGGAATGATGCGTTTTAACACGCAAGATGACAGAGTTGAAATTTATGACCAAGCAGGTCAGTGGGTGTCAGTAGCAGGTAGTTCAGGTGCGGTATCGGCTCAGGACGCAGAACAAATTGCAATACAAATGGCAGTGGTTTTAGGATAATAGAATGGCAACATTTTTTAAAAATAAAGTAGTAAAAGAAATAGGAAAAGTAAACGTACCAATTTATGAAGTTGGTCCAAGTGCAAGAGCAACTGTAATTGGTTTAAGTTTAGCAAACTTAACTGAATCAGTAGTTAGTGCTTCGGTACAGATTGCAGATGATACTTCCGTTACAGGTTACTACATCAAAGACGTATTGATTCCACCAAACGCATCTTTGAAAGTATTAAATGGTGGTGAAAAAATTATTCTTGCGGCAACAAATATTCTGTATGTACAAGCAGATATTGACGCAAGTTTAGATTGTGTAATGAGTTTCGTGGAGATAGTGTAACATGAGTCAATTCTTTACAGGTCAAAGTATTACAAACGTAATCCAAGACAATCTTGGAGAAAGATATTTTTATGGTTTACGTAGATCAGACGAAGGTGAACTGTTTTTAGGAAAACTTGACCAGTTAAGTTTAGAAGATACTATACAAATTAATAAAGAAGGTGATGTAGAAGATAACTTCACTGACTTTGATGAAGGTGTAGAATTTTTTGAAGGTAGAGATTCAGCACACAATTTAACTTATAAGAATTTAAATTATGAACAATTTCGTTGGGATGATGCAAATTTATTTTATTACGTTAATGATGAAGGTGAATTAGTTGTAAGAATTAATCAAGGACGTAATGATGGTGCAGTAGAATATGCCGGCGACACAATTACTATTGTAGATAGTGACAAAGAATGGGATAACACTAATCTTACATTAGATAATAACAACATTACGTTTGACGCAACATAGGAGCAGGAGTAGGACATGACAAAACAAGCAGTAAACGTAGGCGTACTTCCAAATGATGGACAAGGAGATAACCTCCGAGCAGGCGCTACGAAAATTAATAACAACTTTAACGAGTTGTACACAGCATTAGGAGATGGAGACCAGTTAGTAACTATTGTTAACGGTGTTCTAAATTCATTTCCAGCAACTTCTACAGGAAGTAACAAGGTAACGTTCCTTTACAATAACTTTGCGTCATTACCAAGTCCTACAACATATGACGGAATGTTAGCAAAAGTAACAGCCGACAACGCAGTTTATTATGCTCATAACAATGCTTGGGTAAAAATGTTAGACAATACAAGTCCGATTGCTTCTTTAGGCAACGTATCTGATTCTGCTCCATCAGATGGACAAGCACTTGTTTGGAATCAAAGTAACGCAAGATGGCAACCAGGTAACGTTGCATCAGAAGGTGGATCAAGTACATTCGCTTCACTAACTGATACGCCTGCAAACTTTTCGGGTGCTGGTGGACAAATGGTAAGAGTCAACAGCGGAGCAACTGCATTAGAGTATAGTTCAGCAGTAACAGCCGCAGAAGTAAGTGCAATTCCAATTAGTGCATTAAGTAACGTGTCATCTAACTCTCCAAGTACAGGAGATGTTTTAAAATGGGACGGTAGTTCATGGGCACCAGGGGCGGATATTGCCTCAGGTGGTAGTGGTCTTGATGCAGACACACTTGACGGATTTGATAGTGCATACTTTTTAGATTATAATAACTTTTCAAACACTCCAACACTGTTTGGCGGTGCGTTTTTAAACTTATCAGACACTCCAGCAAACTTTACAGGAGCGGCAAATAGATTTGTTAAAGTTAATTCAGCAGGCAATGCCTTAGAATTTGTTGTTGATCAGTCAACAGACCAAAACTTATTTGCTACAATGGCCGGTGATAGTGGTAGTGTAACAGCAAGTGGACTTACAGATACATTTACTATTGCTGGTGGCACTGATATTGTTACTTCGATTACAGGAGAAACACTTACAATTGACTTCAATGGTACACTTGGAGCAACAACATTAAACGGTTTAACTGATGTATCAACAGCAAGTGCAGTTGTAGGTAGTGTACCTAAGTATGATGGTACAAGTTTCGTAATGAATAGTGGAGCAAGTATTACATGGACAATTGGAGCCAATGGTTCAAGTGATTATACATTTACTGGTCCAGGATTTCCGACAACACAAAATGATCCAGTGTTATACTTAATGCGTGGATTGACATATTATTTTGTTAACAACAGTGGCGGCGGACATCCATTCCAGATTAGAGTTTCAAATGGTGGGTCAGCATACAATACAGGAACAACAAATAACGGTGCTTCTACAGGAGTTATTACATTTACAGTGCCTATGAATGCTCCAAGTACATTATATTATCAATGTACTGCACACAGTAACATGGGAAATACAATTAATATTGTAAGTTAAGGATAGAAAATGGCAAGTTTTTACGAAGGTACAGAAGTCGGAACACTACTTAAAACTGTAAAAGGCAGTAGATACTTTTATGGTTTACGTAGAACTCAAGACGGCAGTTTATATCTTGTAAAATCGGATCAAATGAAAAGTACAGACGGTGTACAACTTAATACACCAGGAGATCCAACACAAAACTATCCAGATTTTCAAAGAGGAATTGAATTTTTTGAAGGTAGAGATGAAGAACACAATCTATCATATGAAAATCTTCGCTATGAACAGTTTAGATGGGACGATAGAAACTTAATATACTACGTAGATGAAGAAGGTAACTTAATAGTGCGTATAAACCAGGATTATGATTTTCCAGAAGGGGTATCTGAATAATGGTTAAATACAATAGTAAATCAGGAAGCAAAATAAATGGCTGAATTTAAAATTGATAGAATACGATTTAGATGGACTGGAAATTGGCAGGCCGCTAAACAATACATAAAAGACGACATCGTTGCATACGGTGGTAAGACTTTTGTGTGTCTAAATGGACACACATCAGATCCTGATTTTTATATTGATTATCTAAACCAAACATTACCTAAATGGACACAGATGACTGATGGTTATCAGTGGGTAAATCAGTGGACACCTGGAACTTATTACAAAGTAAATGACATTGTACGTTACGGCGGACAAGTATATGCGGCTATTGTTGGTCACAGTGCTACAAGTTACACACCTCCATCGTCTACTACAACAATTAATGTTACAGTTGATATGGATACTGGCTCAATTACCGATACAGGTAGAGCAAATACTACAACAGGTGCACTTTATCTAAATGGTGTTGAAAGAAATATCCTTACAATAGATAAAGGTACAACTTACATATTTGATCAAACAGATGCAACTAATGTAAACTTTGGTGGACAACAACATCCGATTGCATTCAGTGTGTATGAAGACGGCGATAAGCATGAAACTCCACTTGTAGATTATTACTCAGATGGAATAACATATCTAATTGATGGCATTGAAGTTACAGAAGCAACTTACCTAAGTGGTTTTGCTGGTGCAAGTTCAAGACAGGTTCGTTTTATTGTACCAAATAATGCTCCAGATAAACTTTATTACTTTAATAGAACTGTAAACAGTAAAGACAAAGGTGCATATTTAAATGTTGAAACACCAGGACAGATTGGTGCTAACGATTTTGGTAACTGGAAATTAATTACAGCAGATCAAAACTGGAGATATGAATGGTTACCACAAGTAATTTATAGACTTGGTGACTGTGTTAAGTATGGAGGTAATGTTTACAAGTGTACAACTGAACACGTTTCTTCAACTACTGTTGCAGGACTTGAAGCAGATTCAACTAAATGGCAAACAGTTACAAGATCAGATAATTGGAAAGACTATTGGACACCAAGAACACGTTACGTCTACGATGATGTTGTAAGATATGGTGGAATAATTTATCGTTGTATTACTGGTCATGTTAGTGCAAACGATGATGCATTAGGTCTTGAAGAAGATTCAACTAAATGGGAAGATTTAATAAGTGGTATCGATTACAAACAACATTGGGTACCAAGTAGAAACATCACAGTTACAAGCATTGGTGCAGGTATTGTTACATCAGGCGCTCATAATTTAGCAAATGGTGATTTAGTACAGTATAATACAGACGGAACTGATGCAGACAACATAGATAATGACACTTATTATTATGTAAGAGTAGTAAGTGCAACAGAATTTAAACTTTACAGATACTATGACGATGCTTTAGCAGATAGAAATAATTTAAATGCTGATGGCGGTACAGGTAACCAAACATTTATTAAACGTTACAAGTACAAGAAAGGTGACATAGTTAGATATGGTCCAACTATGTGGTACTGTACAGACGGACACAACACAAATGAAGTGTTTGCAGAAAGTTTCTTTAACATTTGGCTTCCAGGATATGACTACGAATTAGAATGGACTGCTTCTGAAACTTATCAACCAGGCGATATTGTTAAACATGGTGGTTATTCTTATACAGCATTAACAGTTAATACAAACAGTGTTCCGTCATTTAACGGAATAACACAAAATACAGGTGATTGGGAACTATTAACAACTGGTTACAGAATGGGTGGTCAATATAATACCAACCCTGACTTGGCTGATGAAGCATCTTATTGGGATATAGCACAACAATATTACACAGGTGATGTAGTAAGATTTGGTGGTTATCTATATATTGCATTAAGAGATAGTTTAGGATCAGAACCAGATGATCAAATACAGACTATTGACGTTACAATTACTGTAGGTAATCCAGGTAGTGGCAACAGATACTATGTGAATGGTGTGCTTGAAGGTCCTATTACACTTATAGAAGGTAACACTTACAAGTTTATCCAGAATGATTCTTCAAACTTAACACATCAACTTTATATTAGTACAACACAGAATGGTCATCATACAGGTGGACAATACAACTATGTTGAAAATGGAGTAACTTACTGGTTAGATGGCGTTCAAGTTGCTGACTTTGCCGCATATGGAACCGGGTTTGCCGCGGCAACTGAAAGATATGTTCAGTACATAGTACCACGTGATGCATACAAGGCCAACTATCTTGTGTGTGCAAACCATTCAGGTATGTACGGTGCTGGTGTAATGACCACACAGTACTCTAATAACAACTGGCAAACACTTATCGACGGTGACAGATTTAGAGGTAACTGGTCAGATACAATACTTGTAGACGGTGTAAATTCAACAAACAACTATTTCCTTGGAGATATTGTTACGTATGAAGGTACACTGTGGCGTTGTATTAAGAGACATACTGCTTCGCAGTCAGGTACAAGACCAGATTTAGATGTAGAATATACAAATGAAAACTTTTGGACAAAAGTTATCCAAGGTGGTAACAACAACGTTCTTCAATATTATGGTGATATTAGAACACATGACGGCACAGATCATGTAAGACTTGGTATTGGAAATCCAGGTGACTCACTAAAAGTTGATGCTAATGATAATTTAATCTGGGAAGCACAAGAACAAACAGACAAAGTTTATTTTGTATCGCCAGATGGTATTGATAGCACAGATACTGGTAGAGGTTTATCACAAACTGCACCATTTAAAACTATCAAATATGCTACACAGTACATTTTAGCAGACGAAGGTACAAGAGCGCCTGCAACTATTCTTGTTAAAACAGGAAGATATAAAGAAATTTGTCCAATCAAAGTGCCGGCTAACGTTGCTATTGTTGGAGATGAATTACGTTCTACTTTTGTAGAACCAACAGACGAAACTAAAGACCAAGATATGTTCCAAGTACGTAACGGTTGTGGTCTTAGAAATATGACACTATCAGGATTACAAGGCGAGTTTACGGCGGCAGATGCCTACTTACTTAAAAGAGTAACTGGCGGTGCCTTTGTTGCACTTGATCCAGGAACAGGTCCAGACGATACCAGTGTGTGGGTAACAAACAAATCAACTTATGTACAAAACGTTTCAACATTTGGTAACAAATGTGTTGGTATGAAAGTTGATGGAACACTGCACAATGGTGGTAACAAGTCTATTGTTGCTAATGACTTTACACAAATTATTCAAGATGGTATTGGCTACTGGTGTAATGCTGATGGTTTATCAGAACTTGTATCAGTGTTTACATATTATTGTTACATAGGTTATCTATGTACAGATGGTGGTAAGGTTCGTGCTACTAATGGTAACAACTCATATGGTGAATATGGTTCAGTTGCTGTTGGATTTGATCAAAACGAAACTCCAATCAGTGCTAAAGTAAACAACTATTCAAAAGAAGCAACTGTAAGTAAAGTTTACAACGATGAAAACAAATTATTTGCAGTAGGTTACAGTAATACAGGTACACATTATACAAACGGTACTGTAACTATTACAGGTTCAGGTGAAAACGCGGCAGGTTCAATTACAGAAATTAGAAATGGTTCTGTAACAGAAATTAGAATTACTGATCCAGGCGACTCATCAGCGGCAGGCGGTGGTGGTTACACCTATGCCAACAACAGAGGTCAAGGTGGATCAACAACAAGCATACAAATTGCTAACCAAGATACAAATAATGAAACATACTATTTGAATCATTTAATTACTATTGTAGAAGGTGAAGGTCGTGGACAGTATGCTTATATAACAAGTTATGATTGGAACAACGGTGGCGCAACTGCTGTATCAGTAACAAGTGGACAAGATGCTACACTTACTGAAGGAACATACACAGGAGTAAGAGGCGCAAGTTCAAGAGTAGATGCTACTGAGCCAACATTCACAATTTCAGTTGACGCAACAGGAGTTGTACAAGCGGCAATTACTGATCCAGGTACTGGAAACCAAGTAGGTGATATTATTACAATTCAAAATGCTGAAGTTGGAGGCACTGGACAAAATATTACGCTTAATGTAGATAGTGTTACTGCTGGTGATAAAACAATGACCGTTGCAAGACCTGTAGACGGACAACCAGGATGGCAACATCATTTACCAGGTGAAACATTATCAGGAGCAGTTGGAACCGATAAAGAATTAAGACCATTAGATGAAACAACCAGATATGAAATTACACCAAGGTTGACGTTTAGTGCTCCACCTTATACAGCAAACAGCACAAACTTACCAACAGGTAGTTCAGTTGTTGCAAGTGCTGTAAGAACTTTTGAAGAAAGTAACACAAATATTACAAGAACTGTGATTGTAGGTAATAATACTATTGTGTATTCAGACAGTGGAACATCATTTACAGAAGCAAGTTCTTATCAAGATTTAAATTATGTTGGCGTAGCGTCAATCAACAGTGGTTGGATGGCTATAGATGGCAATGGTAGATGTAAGTTTAGTACTAATGGCCAATCATGGGCAGATGCAGGTGCAAACTTATTAAGTTATGGTTTGACTTTCAATAACATAGGTGGTGGAAACAATGTATTAATTGCAACAGCGGATTCAACATCAAACATTTACAGATCAACAGACGGTGGACAAAACTGGTCACAAGTTAATGCAAATGTAAGTAATGCAAAATTTGTTGCATATGGTAACGGTAAATGGGTATTAGCAAACGAAGCCGGTGACACATATGAAAGTATTGACGATGGTGTTAACTGGGCGGCAGGTCCAGACATTGGTGGTGTTCAATATGACATCACAGATTTAAAATTTGGTGGCGGAAAATTTGTAGCAACTTGTTTTGATTCACCAAACGATTTATCAACTGTTAATAATGCTTTCCATTACAGTTTTACAGACGCGGCAACCACAGCAGGAAACACTGTATGGTTAAAAGGTGAAGATACAAATGTTGCTGATAACATTTATGTAAACTATCAACAGGGTACATGGTTAGGTGTAACAGCATCAGGTAGTATTATTCAATCAGACGACGGTGTATATTGGGAAAACAAAGGAACTGTAAGTGGATCATACAACGGTATGGCTTGTGGTGTAACACAAGATGGTCCTGCGTTTTATCCTTTACAAACTGGACAACAAGCATCTTTAGATGTTATTACAACAGGTGCAACAACAAGAGCAACTGCAAGAGTAGATGGCGGTAAGATTACAGAATTTATTATCCAAGAACCAGGAAGTGGTTACGGACAAAACTCACCAACTATGACAATTATTGATAACAACAATACAAAAGATATTAGTTACAATATTAGAATGGCAAACGGTACTGTTGGACAAGTTGAATTTACTAATAGAGGTACAGGATATATCAACATTGGTGTAACAGTTGATGGTGATGGTTATGCAGATCTATATCAAACTGGTGATAAATTAATTGTAAAAGAATTATCAAGAGAACCTGGACCAGGTGACAACTTATACATTACAGGAATTAATGATATCTATTATGCTGTACAATCAGTAGCAGACTTAACAGGTTCTGCAGGTAATTACACTGCAACACTAACAATTACTCCAACACTTGATAGAGCAGAATCTCCAGAACATGAAACTGATTTAATAATTAGACAGAAATATTCACAGGTTAGATTAACAGGTCATGACTTCCTTGAAATTGGTAAGGGTAATTTATATACATCACAGTATCCTTTACTAACACCAATTGAAGGTTATGACGTAAGAGAGTTCCAAGAAACAGAAAATGCAGGCGGTGGTAGAGTTTTCTATACATCAACTGACCAAGATGGTAACTTTAGAGTTGGTGAACTATTTAAAGTTGAACAGTCAACTGGTATTGTATCACTTAATGCTTCATACTTTGAATTAGATGGTTTAAGTGAACTACGTTTAGGTGGTGTTACACTTGGTGGCACAAATGCTGTTATTAAAGAGTTTTCTACAGACACAACATTTACTGCGAACAGTAACGAAATTGTTCCTACACAGAGAGCAATCGCAGGATATGTTGATAGTAGAATTAGTGGTGGTGGTACAAACGTAAACGTTAACGCCGTTATTGCTGGTGAAGTTCGTGTACAAGGTAATAATATTACTTCAGAAGCAAATAGAAAGATCAATATTACTACACAAATGAACTTTGAAAAACCAGTAGATGGCGATATGGCGGCTATGGCCATGTTTACAGGTGCTACAAACTTCGGATTAATTGATGAAGGAGATCCTACTACTCCGCAAGAGATGGGTATGGGTAATTAAGCATAATGATAAATACAAATAACACAAAGTTAGGAACCTATAATGGCTGAATTTAAACTCGGAAGAATTAGATTTATATGGAAAGGTGCGTGGGTCACCGCGAAACAATACTATAAAGATGATGTCGTTAGATACGGTGGTCGTACTTATATTGTAAACACAGGTCATATTTCATCTAATTTTGATACAGATATTTCAAAATTTGATTTACTATCTGACGGTTCTGAGTGGAAAGGCAACTGGGCTCTTTCAACAGTTTATAAACCACGTGACATTGTCAAGTACGGTGGATACTTATACATCTGTAACACAGGTCATACATCAGCATCTACAGAAGGTGATGGTCTTGAGTTAGATCAAACCAAATGGGATCTTTTTGCAGAAGGCTTTGATTGGAAAGGTGACTGGGGTGTTGGCACAAGATACAAAGTAAATGACCTTGTACGTTATGGCGGAGTTATGTATCTTTGTACAGAAGAACATACTTCAGCGGCAGACGGTGGCGACGGTTTAGAATTAGATTCTACAAAATGGGATTTATTCGCTAATGGAATGACATGGCGAAACGTTTGGACTGCAACTACAAGATACAAAAAAGGTGATGTTGTTAGATATGGTGGACAAGTTTATATTTGTAACACTGGTCACACAGCGGCGGCAACAGATGCACTTGGCTTAGAAGCAAACCAGGCATCATGGGATTACGTACACAAAGGTATTGAATACTTAGGTGAGTGGACAACAGCAACAAGATACAAAATTAATGACGTTGTTAAGTACGGTGGTGATATTTGGATTTGTACAACTTACCATACTTCAACAACTACACTTGCAGTAGATGAAGCAAACTGGTCAATCTTTGTACCAGGTTTAGAATTTGAAGATAGTTGGCAAAACAATGTAAACTATCAGCCAGGTGATGTTGTAACATACGGTGGTTATTCTTATATCTCGATTACAAACAACACTGCTCAAGTTCCTTTCAATAATCCAACACAATGGGATTTATTTACAACAGGTTTTAGTTTCAAAGGCGACTACAATAACACAACAAATTATAAAATTGGTGACGTTGTACGCTTAGGTGGTTGGACATACATTGCACTTGCAGATGGTGTTGGTAATAGACCACCAGATGCAGTTTACTGGGATAAACTTAATGAAGGTTTATACTGGAAAGGTGCTTGGCAAAATGCTGTTTACTATGACAAGGGTGATGTTGTTAGAGGTATTAATAATGTCAACTCATATGTTTGTGTCGCGGCACACACTTCAGAACAAGTAGGTTCAGGACAAAACAGACCAGACCAAGATACACCAGGTAACTTTTGGAATTTATTAAGTGGCGGTGCTGAAGTTGGTAACTTAACTACACGCGGTGACCTTGTTTACTACGGTGGTTCAGGTCCAACAAGATTACCAGTAGGTGCTCCAGGACAAGTTTTAAAAGTTAATGAAGCAGGTACAGATCCAGAATGGGCATACTTTGGTCAACTTGATGCAGTGTATTACACAGCAATCGAAGGAGTTGATTCAGCAGTACCGGCGGCAGGTGTTACACTTGATAAACCATTTAAAACAGTAAACTTTGGTTTACAGCAAATTGAAAAAGGTGCAAGAAATCCTTACGCAAAAGAATTATTATTTAGAAACAAAGGCTTCATTCAAGACGAAGCATTAAGTTGGGTGGATACACAGGTTGTAAATTCATCTTCACCGTTCACAGGTTCATTTACTTACACTGCGGCAAACTGGCGTAGAGATTTAGGTACATGGCTTGATGCACTTATTTGGGATTTAGGTCATGGTGGCAACAGAAAATCAAGATTAGAAACTCTTGCAATATTTGATGCAAACGCAGATCAATTTTATATTTCAAATGATGGTATCACAGCAGAATGGAAAGCAACACTTGATTATGTAAAAACATTAATCGATGATGTAATTACACAGGATACTCCTGCAAGTAACTATCAAACACTAAGAAGTGTTTCTAATCCATCATTACAGATTACTAATTCATCTATCAGTGAAGAAGCAGGCGCACAAACAATTATTAATAATTTGACTGCTATTGCAACAGCGGCTTTAACAGCAGGAAACACAACAGGTGTACCTGCAGAGATTGTTGCAAACGACACTTTATTTGTTAAGACAGGACAGTTTAACGAAGTACTTCCAATGGTAGTTCCAGAAAGTTGTGCTGTTGTTGGTGACGAACTACGTTCTACTAAAATTTCACCAGCGGCAAGTTTAGTTGCATCAAGTGACACCCAATACTCACTTGCTGGTATTACACACATGGCAAGTATTATTGACGATATTATTACAAACACATCTGTAACTGCACAAACAGGAAATGCTATTTCACAAAACACAGCAGAGCCAGTTGGTTCAAGTGCGGCAGGAACTTATGCGGCATCAATTGCAACTGATATTAAAAACAAGATCGATTTTGTGTTAAATGCAAACGGTTCAGATGTTGCAATGTCAGGAAGTAACACTCCTAATAAAACAGCAGGTTTCACAGACGGTGTATTAAGATTAGAAGAAAACAAAGAATTTATTGCAGAAGATGTAAACAGATACATCATTGCAACATATCCTGGTTATACTGACTACATTTCAGGACCTAATGCGGCGGCATTACAAGCAAGTTGTAAACGTGACGTAAGACGTTACATTGAAGCAATTCAACATGATATGATCTACACAGGACGTTACAAAGCATTAAGAGCCGCAGAACAATATACAAATAGTGTAGGCGGTTCAACAGCAAATGATATGTTCTATGTAAGAAATGGAACAGGCTTAAGAAACTGTACAGTAACAGGCTTAACTGGTACACTTGGTGCCGCAAACACATATGGTACTAAACGTCCAAGTGCAGGTGCTTATGTATCGTTGGATCCAGGTTGGGGTACAGCACACGAAGATGTTTGGGTTAAAAACAAATCTTGTTATGTACAAAACGTAACAACATTTGGAACAGGATGTATTGGATTAAAAATTGACGGTGATTTACACGCAGGTGGTAATGACTCTATTGTTGCTAACGACTTTACACAGGTACTATCAGATGGTATTGGTGTTTGGTGTACAAACTTAGGTAGAACAGAACTTGTTTCCGTGTTCTCATACTATGGACACATTGGTTACCTTGCAGAAAACGGCGGAAAAATTAGAGCAACAAACGGTAACTCATCATATGGTGACTTTGGTTGTGTGGCAGAAGGTGTTGACGTAACAGAAACTCCAATTATTGCTTACACAGATAACAAACACGCTCAAGCACAGGTAGGTTCAGTACTTACTGACGGTGAAAGAATTCTTGCATTAGAATATATTAATGCTGGTAGAGATTATGACACTAACGGTGGTAATGCAGTTATTTCAATTGGTGGTGACGGTTTTAACATTGGTACTGTAACTCCTGTTTACAGAACAGGTGGTGTTATGGAAGTAAGATTACTTAACACAGATGTTGACAGTGATGGAAACGGCGACTTTGGTGGTAAAGATTATGTAACGGCAGGTAATGCCGCACAGATTGGTAATGCAACAAGTATTACAATTTCAAACACGGATACTAATTCATCAGGCGCACTTGTTGGAATGGCTATTTGGATTGAAGCAGGTTTAGGTGCAGGACAGTATGGTTACATTGATACGTACAACGCAGGTACTAAACAAGCAACAATTAGAAAATATTCAGATGGTTCACAAGGTTGGGATCATGTTTTAGGTGAGTCTATCTTATCATTACTTGACAGCACAACAACTTATGTGATTGAGCCAAGACTTGAATTTGCAACACCAACAGGTGATGGTTCAAGTACAAGTATTAAAGCAATTGGTAGATGTAGAGTACAAGATGGAAAAATTAATCAGATCAGAATTATTGAGCCAGGACAAGGTTATACATCTCCTCCAGGATTAACAATTACTGATCCAAGTAACACACTTGATGCACCAATCCAAGTAAGAATTGGCGACGGTGTACTTGCACAACCAACATTTGCTGGTTCAACTAACGGTGGTAGAGGTGAAGATTTTGAAACTGCTACTGCTACTGTAACTGCAACTGAAATAGAAGAAACTATTTCAAATGTTTCACAGGCAAATCCAGCAAGAGTAACAATTACAGGACACAGTATTAATCTTGATGGTACAAAAGTTAGAATAGAAAATGTTTTAGGATTAGGAGCAAGATTCTTTGATGTCACAACATTCTATGCAAAAATAGTAGATGCAAATAATGTTGACTTATATTCAGATCCATTCTTAACACAAACTATTGACTCTTCAGCATTAGCGTCATATACTTCCGGCGGTACTTTAAAACATGGCGGCGGTTATATGGATAACTTACAATCAGGTAAGTTTGTACAAGTAAGTGGATTGAAAACTAAACCAAGAGCAGGTTCAAACGTTGAATTTGATAATCAACAAAATGTATTTTACAAACTTGTTGCAGTTAAAAATTTATTAGGTGGTGACGCAGGACCGTTCACCGCACAGTTACAGGTATCACCAGACATTCCAGTAGGCGATGCACCTCAACATCAAGAAAGTGCAGAAGTTAGATTGAGATATTCTCAAGTACGTCTAACAGGACATGACTTCTTAGATATTGGTACTGGTAACTTTACACAAACAAATTATCCAAACCTACCATTACAAGATCCGGTTCCGGCAAATGAAACCAGAGAAGGTGGTGGTGGTAGAGTGTTCTTTACATCAACAGACCAAGATGGTAACTTTAGAGTTGGCGGATTGTTTAACGTTGAACAGTCAACTGGTGTTGCTACACTTGATGCTGATGCATTTAACATTTCAGGATTACAAGAACTTTCGTTGGGTAATATTGCACTTGGTAACACAGGAGCAACTATCAACGAATTTAGCACCGATGGTACATTTGCCGCAAACAGCGACAGTATTGTACCAACACAAAGAGCAATTAAAACTTATATTACGTCACAGATTGGTGGTGGTGCAAGTACACTTAACGTTAACCAAATTATTGCTGGTCTCGTACAAATTTCTGGACAAGAAATTACTACAACCACAGTAGTTCCGATTAACGTCAAGGCCCAATTTAATTTCACCAAAGGAATAGATGGGGCACCTGTGGCGCTAAATATGTTTTTGATGGGATAAAGGAGATAAATTATGGCATCAGGTAGATTAGGAGCGAGCGACATCACAGCAGGCGCGACTGATACCACTGTTTACACTGTGCCAGTGGACAACTACGCAGTTGCTACTCTTTCGGTGTGTAACAGAGGTAATCAGGCAATCGCAGTGCGTGTTGCCGTTGCGGCCGCAGATACCCCAACAGCGGCGGAGTACATTGAGTATGATACAGAAGTATTAGCACACGGAGTACTTGAAAGATCGGGGATAGTAATGGACGCGGGTAAAAAACTTGTAGTATATACAAGTTCAGCCAACGTTAGTGCAGTAGTGTTCGGTATTGAGACTGCGGCATAAATACAATAGAAGGATATAACAATGGGAAGATACATAACTACAACTGGAACCGCTGGTACTGTATTAAAGACTGTTGGAACCACATATCAGGCTGTTGTCAATGACAGAATTTTGTGTACGTCAGGAGGTTTTACAATTACACTTCCGCTTTCTACAAGTTTGTTAGAAAATGACACAATTCAGATTGTTGATGTTACAGGAGCATTTGGGGCATCCAACGTTACGATTGCACGTAACGGCGCGAAAATCCAGAACTTATCAGAAGATTTAACATTAGATATTAATAACTCTGCTGTAACACTTGTATATACAGGTGCAACTTACGGTTGGATTATTAGTGGAACATAAGATAGGAAGTATATAGAATGGCCACTTTACGAGGACTTTTATCAGACATTGAGCCAGCCAGATCCGGCGTACAGCGTCAGTTCTGGGTGTGGAACGATAGCACAGGCATCGGTAACGGTGGAAGATGTTGTTTGTGGACCGTTCCGGCTAACACTATCAACGCAACATTTGAATTATGGGGCGGTGGTGGCGGTGGTCACGGCGGATGCTGTTGTCAGTTTCCAAACAGACCTGCCGCAGGTGGATCATATGCTATAAGAACTATTCAAACAACGGCTGGATGTCAATATACAGTCTGTGCAGGCGGTTCAACTACGTGTTGCTGTCACGGATGTATAGGTGGTAATGGCTATCCAAGTTTTGTTACAGGTTCAAGTATTCCTACTACTTGTGCACCAGGTGGTTGTGCAGGTAAGGCTTGTTGTTTCACAAGTGCATACACTTGTCACCCAAGTTTTGTGTGGCAGTGTGGTACAGGAGATTGGGGATTACCACAAATTACTGGTAGTTCCAAAAGAAGTCAATATTGCCATAACCAAATGTGGGCGTTCATCGGTGGACCTGCATTGTATGGTATTTCAAGACGAGGAAGAGACTGGTGTGCAGGTAACTTTACCAACACTGGCTCTTGTTTCCAATGTTTAGCGGCTTTCCCAGGTGGTGGCGGCGGCGGCGGAGCGGCCTGCGGAGAACCTTGTTGCTGGGGCGGCTGGGGACAAGCAGGTGCGGTAAAAGTGAGTTATAGTTAATAAAGGAGAAAAGGACATATGCCTAATACAATTATACAACAGACATTTACATATGATCTTCCAGATGACTATCTTGCCCAGACAAATGCTGATGGCAGAACCGCAACTGCAAATTACAATGGGCCGGATAAAATTTGGGTGTTCATAGATAGAGACACAGGTAAATCAGATACTTCAAGACTTGTTCTTACAGAAGAAGAAAACGGTGCTGATTTTCCAATTCCAGAAGACCAATATAAGGTAGAAATAAATTGTGCAACAGATCCAGTACTTTGTTCATTATTTGACGCAAAAGTTGAATGGGACACAGTAGTTGGACAAACAAATATTGTTGTAAATTTACCAGATGGTACTACTTACGAAAGACCAGATCCAACTGACGTTGATCATACTTACGAATTAGATGAGTGTGCATATAACTTAGATGGAACTAACACTGACGGTAAGTGGACTGGTGGTACATGGACGATGAAGTGGAAACAGCCTTGGACTTCATGGGAACAATTAATTACAGTTAGAAACAATATGTTAGCAGGATCAGACAGTAAAATTGCTGATGATATGCCGGCGGCTACTAAACAGTTATGGTTAGATTACAGACAAGCATTACGTGATTTACCAGCAACATTTGGCCATGGTACTGCTAATGAAATACCTGCTTACATGGTAAACTTTCCAGTTGAACCAGGGGCGGATATTGCAACAGTAGAGGACGACGAATAAGATGTCAAGTTTAAGAACCTTACTACAATATGGTACTTCTTCATCAGGCTCTGTTCCGTTGAGAAGTCTTAGAGTTTATAATACATCGATTACTTCTCCAAACAACGGCGGACAATGTTGTTTATGGACAGTACCAGCAGGCGCTGAATGGGCCGCTTTCGAAGTTTGGGGAGGTGGTGGACCAGGTGCAGGCGTATGTTGTTGCCAACAAGGTTGGTCAGGTGGTTCTGGTTCTTATGGTAGACGTATTATTGAAGTTACACCAGCACAAGAATTTACAATTTGTGCAGGTGGATCAACTTGTTGTCACTCAAGATGTTATTCATGTAGAGGATTTCCAAGTTATGTATGTGGACCAAACAGTTTTTGTATGTGTTCATCAGGAGGTTCTGAAGCGGCTTCTAAATGTTTTTGGAGCCAAAACTGTTCATACAGTGGATGTCAAATGTTCAACTGTGGTTGTGTAAATGGCGCAACACTGGCAATTTGTGGTACAACTGGTGGCGGACATGGTTCTGCTCACTGTGCCTCTGATATGCACCAGTTTATGCCAAGTGCACCATTCACAGGAATGACACGTATGTCACGTTCGGGTTGTTACAAAACACACGGACAAGATCACGGAGATCACGGAGTGTTCCCAGGAGGCGGTGGCGCATCAGGTGTAACACACAACGAAACTTGTTATTGTGGAGCAAAAGGAATGGGCGGTATGGTAACTGTTTACTATACAGCAACATAGGAGTTAAATAGTATTATGTCAACATTAAGAGATTTTTTATTCGGTTACGATGATCCAAAAGCAATTCCAAGAGAAATTGCTGTTTATAACACGAATACGACAACTCCTAACAACGGAGGTAGGTGTTGTTTATGGACAGTACCTGCCGGTACTGCGTATGCAGTGTTTGAAATTTGGGGCGGTGGCGCCGCTGGAGACGGTGGTTGCTGTTGTCAAATGGGATATCCATCAACTGGTGGATCCTACGGTCAAAAAGCATTAGATGTTGCGCCAGGAGATCAAATTACAATTTGTGCGGCTGGTTCAACGTGTTGTAGACAAAAAGGAAACTGTCAACAAGGTTGTGACTCTTACGTATGTAAGTCAGGTTCATGGTGTGCAAGAGCCTGCGGTGGTAGAGTTATGCGTACAGAATGTTTTATGTATAGAACTTGCTATTCATGTTGTAGAATGAGATACTGTGTTCATGGTCACTCTGGTATGGACTTTGGTATTGGTGTTACTAATTCTACTTCACAATTAAGTCAATACTGTCATGATAGAGGAAATATGTACGTTGCAGATACATACGGACGTGGCGGATTAAGAAACGGACCTAACGGCTGTTGCGGTTGGGGTGGTTCACAAGGCTTTGGTTTATTCCCAGGTGGTGGCGGAATGTCAGCACAGGCATACAGTGAAGTTTGTTGTTGTGGATCTCCAGGTGCAGGTGGTTTAGTGTACGTGGTGTATTATTAATAGGTAGGGATATAGAATGACACATATTAGAAAAACTTTTAACTATCCTAAACCAGATGAGTATTTAGGACAGTTTGATAACGAGCAATTAGTTGGAACGCATACATATGAAGGTCCAGATACTATGTGGGTCTTTATTGACAAAGCAACTAATAAAATTGCTCCTGCAGGATACATGGACGAAGAAGACGGAATAGACTTTAATCCACCTGTAAATCTTAGAAAAGTTTTAGTTGACTGTAATGAATACCCTATTATTTGTTCATTGATGGAACAAGATCATGATGATGAAGAGCATGAAACAATTACTGAAACATTACCAAACGGTGTTGAGTATGTAACTTATGCTGATCCACCACCAGATCATACATATGAAAAATTTGATATCGAATGTAATAGTAACGATGAATTTATTAAAGTAGCAAGTTCTCAAAAAGGCGGCACAGCACACTATCCGTGGAAACAGCCACACGTTAAATGGCCACATTTACGTAGACATAGAACTTCGTTATTAGGGTGGAGTGATGATAAGGTAAGTGAAGATATGCCTTCAGCATTAGCCACACAATGGAGAGATTACAGACAAGCATTAAGAGATATTCCAGTAACTTATGGGGATAGTTTTGATGTTGAAATTACTGCCGGCGGAACAGGTTACCAAGAAGGTGATACATTTACATTTACTAAAGCAACTTTAGAAGATTGGATTATTGCTGACGAACTTGTAGCAACTGTTAAAACTGTTGATACTGGTACAGGTGCTGTAACGGCTCTTACATTAAGCGGTAATCAAGCCAAGAACGATGGTCAAGATATTGTTGTAGGTAGAGAAGCAAAAGAGTTTGCATCACCAACTTACACATATGCGGCGGCTGATTCATCAGGCGGCGGTACAAGTGCAACATTTAGAATTCACAAGTGCCAAAGATATGCGGCTTGGAAAGTAGATGTTCCACGTTCACCTTGCGGTACTGCATAATTCCAAAAATAGTCTAACACTTACATTGCTAACTTAAATAATTGCATGAGCAATAAAGTTAGGTTTGCGGGTGCTCAAATACCCGTTACTCAAAAATTAGACGAAAATAAGAAAGCAATTTTAGAAGCCATAAAGTGGGCAGGCAAAAATAACTGCGATTGGCTACTAACTCCTGAAGGTTCTCTGTCAGGATATTTCCCCAATTTTGATTTAGTTACTCCTAACGGTATGAATGACATTGCTAAAGCAACTTATGAAGTAGTTACAGAAGCAAATAAACAAGGCATGGGCATTGCATTAGGCACACTTTGGACAGATATAGAACATAGAGGCACAATAAGAAGAAATCAAATTAGATACTATGATAGTGAAGGAAAATTTTTAGGAGCAACTAATAAGCAATACATAGTTGGTGGCGAAGATTCTCCAAGTCATAGTTGGGATCAAGTTTTAGCAGATCCGCCAGGAACAACCAAAACACACTATTTGAATAATGTAAGAACAACCGGAATGATTTGTAACGACTTTTGGGGAAATGGATTTAGATTTAATGCTCCAAGTTTAATGATGTTGGCAAAATTACATCAATGCGAAGTTGTATTACACAGTACTAATGGTGATAGAGGAAATGATCAAGATGAACTATGGATGGAATGGCATGACGTACATCTTAGAATGATGAGTAAACAGTATCAAATTCCTATTATTACTGTCGATAGTTGTTGTGATAAATTTGGGGAAAATAGAGACTTACCAACAAGTTCTAAAAGTGGCGTATTAGTAGATGGTCAATATGTTGTTTCAGTTCCACGCACAGGACAACAACATTTCTATTGGGACTATTTCAAACCTGAGCCTGCAGAAAATGTATAACAATAAGTAATTGCAAATGAGGAACACAAACTAATGTCTAAAAGAAGCACAGCCTTTTTTATTAATGGTGGCGCAGGTAGAGTTATTACAAGTATCCCTGCTCTTGAAAAATTTCATGAAGAAAATCCAGACGATGATTTTGTAATCGTATGTGAAGGTGGTACAGACTTTTTCAAAGGTCATCCAACATTATATAGAAAAACATATGATGTATGGCACAAAAATTTATTTGAAGATAAACTAAAAGATAGAATTTGTAAAACACCAGAACCTTACAGAGTATTTGAATATTATAATCAACAGGCAAGTTTAGCACAATGTTATGATATTGAAATTAACGGTAAAGGTGTAAGAGAACTTCCAAAGCCAACTCTCAAGTTGAGCACTCAAGAACGTATGAGTGGTAAAAAATTAATCGAAGAAGTAAAAGAAAAAACTAAAAAAGATAAAGTAATTGTGTTCCAAGCATTTGGCAGAGGTACAATTAATGACAACGGTATGATTGCTGATCCTTCAGGTAGAAGTTTTGAAGCAGAAAATGTTGTCAACCTTGTTAATAAATTAAGTAAAGATTACGGTATTGTTTTCTTTAGTGAAATTGCTATTGAATTTCAAAAGCATGGAGTAAAACAACCTGTTGCTATTCCACAAAACATTGACTTAAGAATGTGGGCAGGTATTATTGATGCCGCAGATCATTTTTTAGGTTGTGATAGTGTAGGACAACATATTGCATATGCATTAGATAAAACAGCAACAGTAGTCATTGGTTCTACTTTCAAAGAAAATATTTCTTATCCTGATAATCCTAAGTTTGATATTCTTGATATGGGAGAAGGTGCAAGAGTTTATTCTCCTATTAGAATTACTATTGACGAACTTTCAGATAGAACTAACGAAGGCATAATGTATATGAATGATAAAATTGAAGATGTAATTGTGTCATCTGTAAACAGTATGGTAAAAGATGGAAAACCAGTCGAAATCCCAGACGCTAAAGAAGAATAGACTGTTTGTATTTGGTTGTTCTTTTACAATGTATGCGTGGCCAACGTATGCAGATTTCTTAGGATATGAATTTGATCATTATGAAAACTGGGGATTTCCAGGATTAGGTAATCGTGCTATTGCAGAACGTGTTGCTGAATGTCATATAAAAAATAATATTACAAAAGATGATACAGTGCTTGTACAGTGGAGTACACACACTCGTAATGACTGGCACACTTTTAGAACAGTAGAGTTTAAAGGCAAACGTGGAGATGCAATTAGAAATACAGACGAAATAGGTTGGAAAACCAAAGGTAGTATTTTTAATTACATGAATAGAGAAATTTGTTATGACGACAAGTGGATCGAAACATTTTGGGACGAGCATAGTTACTTCATGCATGGACAAAATGCAATAATTCTTACAACAGGATTATTAGAAAGTATAGGCTGTACCTACCGTATGTTAAGCATAGGTGAAATGGAAAAACTTGGTAGCGATATGCCAGACGCACCAGGATTTGGCGAAAGTAATCATGAAAAAATTAATGTCTATGAAGAAAAGAAAGAATTAGAAGTTTACAAAAATATTGATAAAACAAACTGGCTTCAACCATTAGGATTATACAGTTGGAAAAATAAAGAACTACAATATACTTTTTATGATCCTAATAGTAAGAAAGATTGGACAGAATTGCACCCAAGTCATTGGCAACATTACAAGTATCTTAATGAAGTAGTGCGTCCAAGTCTGGGCATAACAGACAAAAATAATGATAAACAAGTTAATACATATAAAGTTTTAGATCAACTTAAAAATGACAATAAGGACCTTTTAAGTTTTGAAGAAGCAATATTAGATAAAATTATTGACTATAAACATATAGGATATGTAGGATTTTAATATGAAGAAACCACCAATTTGGATTGCCGGAATAGCACGTGGACACAACGCAGGTGTATGTTTACTTAAAGACGGCGAAGTAATTTTTAGTATTGAAGAAGAACGTTTAAGTCGTCACAAATATGACGGTGGACCTCTTGCATCAATGATGAAAATTTTAGAATACACAGACAAACTTGATTATCTTGTAGTTGCACATACACAAAACTTATATGATACAGCAGGAAAAATTGATTACACAGGCGATGATGTTTACACAGGACTTGCAAGAAAATTAGGATTAATTAAAAGAAGTTATGATTATATTCCAAGGCATCCGCAAGTAATTGATTTAAGTTATTTTCATCACAAGTTACACGCCGCATTAGCCTTTTATAATTCAGGATTTGAAGATGCTGTTGCAGTAATTGTTGACGGTGCAGGAACTTTCTTTGATGCTAAGATGGACGGAGAACATGGTCCAACTACTACACTATTTGAAACAGAAACAATTTATGATTGTGAAATGCCAATAGGATTTAAAACACTGTACAAACACTTAGGTGTAAATGGTCCTATGGTAGGTGCAGAATATAATGGGTTTGACGGAAAGTTTTTTGGAGAAGAAGAACCTATTCCTGAAGTTGTTATTAGTGAGTGTGCAGGTATTGTTAAAACTTACGAAGCAGTTACAGGCTATTGCGGATTTAGTTTTATTGAAGCAGGAAAAACTATGGGATTGTTTCCATATGGCACACATAATCCAACAGAGTTTCCTCCGTTGTTTACAGAACATCAAACATCACCTCTATCTAATAGAAATTTAATTACACCAACATATCCAAATGGTGCTCATGTTAATAGAAACTTCTTTGAATTTTTAA